GGTATTACTAAGCAATTAATCACAGGCATTAATGGTCAGGCTGACGGTACTTTAGTTGTATCTGGTAAGTCAGTTATTCTTGATAGTGACACAGTAATTGGTAATAACTTTATTATTGGGTCAGCACAAATTGCTAATGGAGCTATTGGAACAGCCCAGATAGGTGACGCTGCTATCACAAGTGCTAAAATAGCTAATCTTGATGTATCTAAGCTAACTGGTGATACCATTACAGGTTTCAATTTTATTGTTAATAGGCAGATGACTATAGCTTCTGGTGGTATTATTCAATCAGATGTTATTCATATGGATAAAGATAAATTTGCTATTAGTGCACCAAATATTAGCTCGTATCGTCTATCATCTGATAAATATAAAGTTTCTGTTAGCAATGGTGTATTCAATATTGATTCTGTTTTAGGAAGTGTTTCTTCTGATGGAAATATTTCTATTGCTGTTGATTCTAATACAGATCCTTATAAAAGAGGAATATTCCATTCAGAATATAACAGTAACAACTTAATGATGTCTGCAACTAATTATACAAATGGAGACAAAGATGAACAGTTGAATATGTCTGCATCAAAATTAGATTATATGTATTCTAAAACTGGATTCATGTCTGATGCAACAGATCATACAAGTATTACTGCTAACTCAATTGAAACTACTGGTATATTGAACGCCTTTAGTGGTGCGCAAATACCTAACGTTTATTCTTATCCTAATTTGACACTTGAAAGTAAGAATCAATCAGTTCTTCTTAAAGCTGGTGGTAAAGTCATTTTACAGGTTCGTGAAAATGGATATATGTACCTGCTAAATCATAACCCAGGTTCTGGTGGACATAGTTTACAGATAGCTGATGATGGTGGTATATTTTTTGCTTCATCAAGTAGTAAGTATAAGACAGATATTCAGTATGATGGCGGCACTTCAGTAGGTGATAAGTTCCTTACTTTGGACCCTGTTACATGGCAGGATAAAGGAGATTATGAACAGCGTAAGCTATATCGTGAACAAGGAATAGATCCAGACCACCAAATCTATATGGATGATAAACGATATTATGGTCTTATTGCCGAAGATTTGGTCAAGGCTGGCCTAGAAGAGTTTGTTATACGTAATAGTAGAACAGGGGAGGTCACTGGCTTGGAGTACGATAAGGTAGCGATTAGCTTGATACCTGTTGTTAGAGAACAAAGAAATGCAATCAACGAACTTAAAGCAGAAATTGAAAGGTTAAAAGATAAAGTTAAATGAATAATATTCAAATCAAGAATGAGATTCAAGATAGAGATAATGACACAGTACGTATTGTCTTTTCAGTGACGTTTGATACAGGTACAAGTATCAGTGATGGTGCTATTACCATTACTAAGGCTGAATGGCTTGATATGACAGGCCGACAGAAGTTAGAAAAAGTTGCTAATCAGGTATCAACAGATATATTAAGTACGATTAAAACACAGGGTTAATCAATCAAGCGGTTAGCCTAATGTATCTAGAACTCAAGGCATCTTAACAGGTGTCTTTTTATTACGCTCACAGGAGGGCGATATTCATGAATATTTCAGTAAACAATGCACAGGTTAGCTTCGTTGATGGCAAGTTAGCACTAGGATACTTCAATGTATCGTTTAATGCAGGACAATTTCCTAATAGCTTAAATGGTAGCTTACAAATTGTACCTGGTGATGGTGTATCTATTCAATCAACACCAGATGAAATTATTGCTGTTGCTAAGATTAAGATTCAAGATCTGGTTGCTGATCAACCACAATCGACCACCACAACAACCACTACTACAGTTAATGGGGGTCAAGCTTAATGGAAGTCGATGCAAATGAAGTCATTAAGAATTTGAGTATGCAACTAGCTCAAAAGTCGATTGAGGTAGCTACATTGCAAGCACAAATAGCTAAGCTACAAGATACACAAAAAGAATCATCCCCTTCTGAAGGATAATTCTTATGAGGTCGCCATATAAATACACAATACGAAAGGGCGGCTAATTGAGGTAAAGAAATGGAAAAGAATTTAGGTTATCGAATCAGAAGAATAATTGAAAAACATGATTTCTCAATAGCTTGGTCTTCAGCTATATTGTGGTCTAGTTTAGTATTAATATTTAAAGATCTACCAGCATCCGTGCAAGAAACACTACCTTATAATGGCAGCGCTGTTGGTATTATTGGTGTAATAATATTTATTCTAAAGTCATTTGGAATTTATTATAGAAAGTTCGCCTTTCATTCTATAGTAGATTTTATAGGCGCAACATGGTTAATTTTCATGGGGGCTGTTGTTAGTACATCAGTTCCAGCTATGATTTTTACTGGATCAATTCTGTTCGGTTTTGGTGTTATGGTAAATGTGAGGTTAGCAGTTAGAAGTTTTGCACAAAAAAGGCGGTGACAAAATTGGATTGGACTACCTTGATAACAGTCTTAGTGACACAAGGTGTTACCTTAATAGGTGCTATCTATGGATATAGAAAAGATAACGGTCAACAACACGATACCGCAGAGTTAACCAATAGAAACTATACATTAGAACAAGACCTTAGAAGATTATGTGGTGCAATCTTAGATGATGCACCCTATGAGAAATTGAAAGATATTGCACATGATGTGCAAGAAGACTTTAGATAGTTAAAAGGAGAAAATAAATGTTTCATGATATTGTGAATTTAATTGAAGTATTGGTAAGCGGATTCCTAGCTGTTGGTGGTGGATTTGGATTATCAAGCTTTTTGAAAAAGAACTCTGCTGTACAACGTAATGAGCATATTGCATCACTAGAAAAGTTCGCTGCTGATGCTGTGTTATATGCTCAACAATATATGGCAAATGGATCACAACAGCAAGAAATTGCTATTAAAAACCTAAAAAAACGTGTGGTTGGTAATAAGCTAGATCAGTTTGTAACAGATGATCAATTATTAGCCTATGTTCAACACTCTTATGCACAACAAAAGGCTAATGGTCAGTTGACAGCTATTAATCCATCAATTAGTGAACCATCAGTTGATGTTGCAAAAACACAACAAGTAGTAGAAGTTTCAAAATAAGGAGAAAATTATGTCAGTTAATATTGAAAGTGTTATTAATTGGTTTGTCAACAACGAGGGTCGTTTGACTTATTCAATGTATGGTTCACGTAATGGTGCTGATGGAACAGCTGACTGCTCTGGAAGCATGACACAAGCTTTATATGAGGCTGGTGCATCTAAACCAGCATACTTGTATAGTACAGAAACTATTCATCAATACTTATTAGATAATGGTTTTGTATTATCATTTGAGAATACCTCATGGAATGCTTTACGTGGTGATATTGTTATTTTTGGTAAGCAAGGTGCTTCAGCTGGAGAATTTGGTCACATTGGTATTATTACAAGTGATGATCCTAATGCTAACTTTATATCTACATGTTATTGGACCGGGGGGGAGTATGGTACTGCTGTCCAAGATTTACCATTTGACACAATGTATAATCAAGATGGACAACCATACTTCTATGTTTATCGTTACAATGGTAATAATATGCAACCCGAAGCCCCATCACAACCAATTCCTGCTCCAACACCAGCTAAGCCAAAAACGGCTATTGAACAGTTTAAAGCTGCCAACAATGTATTCACTGCTTACGGTACATTTAAAGCTGATCAGATTGTTCAATATAATGGTATCTGGCAAGTAATTAATGAGAACTTAGCAGGCGGAAATGGTAATGCAAATGACAATGGTATTCCATTGGCTATTCTTAATAATGTTACTCGTGGTGATAGTGATCCAACCCAGGTTGGTGATGAACTAAAGTTTAATGATGATAATAATCATGGTACTATTGACGAATATGATGAAGCATCTAATGGTGTAGGAATCAAGTTTGGTGACTATGGTATCGTTTGGTTTGACGCAAATGCACTCTTAAACTTATAATAAAATGTAGATTTTAAGGAGCTTTTGCTCCGTACATAAATAATAAAAATAAAGGAAAAATAAATAAATGGCTTATACAAAAATGTTTTCAGAAGAAGTCTGGACAAAAGTTAATGAAGATTCAAAAGCTTTACTAGATGATTATGTATTAGAATTAGAAGCTAATGGTAAAGCAGCTAAAACTATTGAGCAGTATGTTTATGATATTAAAGCATTCTATTGCTATATTGCTGAACATGGTAATAATAAATATATATTAGATTTAAAGAAGCGTGACTTCCGTAATTTCTTTTTGGGGATGTCAAAAAATGGCACATCTTCAGCGCGTATTAATCGCTTACAGTCTAGTATTCGTAATGAGTTGCAGTTCTGTGAAAACGATGATGATCTATATGAAGACTACGAAACAAATCAAATGAGAAAACTAAAAGGACTACCTAAAGAATCTGTACGAGATATTGTATTCTTGTCAGATGATCAAGTTACAGGTTTGATTAATTACCTAATTGAGTATGAGCAGTATCAAAAAGCGCTTTATGTCTCATTAAGTTATGATTCTGCTGGACGTAGAAATGAAGTTTATCAAGTATTAAAAGATGGCTTTGAAATATCTAATCAGACTAATGAAGTTATTGGTAAGCGATCTAAGAAGTTTAAATTAATCTACTTTAACCGTACACGAGAGATAGCTAAATTATGGTTAGAACAACGTGGAGAAGACAATATAAATTCTCTATGGGTTGTTGGTAAAGGAGAATCAAAAAGACCAGCTACTTATACTACATTGTATGGTTGGACATTATCATTTAGAACAATATTAAAGAAGCTTTATGATGAAGATATTGAGTTAAATCCACATTCATTCCGTCACTCAGCTCTTGAGAATTATGGTCAAGGAACACATAATACCCTAAAAGAATTAGGTAAAAAAGAATTACCTCTAAACGTATTAAAGGTTATAGCACACCACACCTCGATTGAAACAACACAAGGATATTTAGCTAACCATGATGATGAATTACTAGAAGATGCTTTTGGAACAGAATTTTAATAATATTAAAACCCCTCTGGGCTACTTTAATTGGTAGTCTGGAGGGGTTATTTTTTTTTCTATCCTAGTATTAATGCATATATTAGAAACGAGATAATAAATAATACTGACCATATTTCAAATGTATAGCAAATATTGACATTTTTCCGATTATATTGATTTGGCAATAGTAGAAATAAAGTGAGTACAGAGGATGTAAAAAATGATTGTATTAATAAATTAGCCATTGATTAACCTCCAAGTTATAGTCAATGGAATGCTAATAAGAATTGAAAGTATAACACAAATAAAAAAAGCCGCTTAGGACTTTATTTCCATTTTATTTGTGTTATACTTTCAATTCTTAT